CACTTCAGCATGGTCACCATACGTAACAACAATAGGCTTGTATGATAACAATGCCAGATTAGTTGCAATAGGTAAATTATCTCAACCACTAAAAAAATCTGAGGATTATGATACAACTTTCGTTGTCAGATTCGATACTTAAACAAGAGAACATTTTGAACAGTCATTGGTTATATAAAAAGAAGAATCTAAACGAATCTCCTTTAGGGATGTTTGGTTTTGTGTATATGATTACCAATAATGATACTGGGAAGATGTATATTGGACGTAAGTACTTTCACTCAACTAGAAGGACTAAGGTTGCTGGTAAGAAGAGGCGTAAGATAGTTAGGAAGGATTCTAATTGGAGAGAATATACTGGATCATCTAAAAAACTCAATGCTGATATACTGAAGATGGGGAAGAATAAATTTAAGTTTGAAATACTAGTTATGGGGGAAACCAAAGGTCAAGTAAATTATCTGGAGGAGAATATACATCACAAATTCCATGTAGTATCTAGATCTAAATTCTATAATGACTGTGTTGGACCAAGACGATTTGGTAATGTTAGATTATCTGAAAGTATTTTGTCTGAAATAGATAGTATAAAAGTTGTGTAATCGATATTTTTTTATTATATTTAGATTAAAAATAATTAATAGTAGTAATTAAATAATAATAAATCAAATAAAATACATTAGTACTACTAGAGGGAGTAATACACTCCCAAATCCTTGTATATATCAATTAATTTCCTTATATTGTATCAATGATCAATAACAAACTGAAGACAATAATACTCAGAGTAATGGGAAGTGGTATTACTAGAAATGATGAGGTTGTAGTTAAATGTCCCTACTGTAAACATAGGAAACACAAACTAAGCATCAATCTACTCAGCTACAAATGGCACTGTTGGGTATGTGGAATAAAGGGTATTGGATTCAATAAGATATTCAAGTTCAACAAAGCTTCTTCAGAAGACATAAGATCAGCAGCCGAGATATGTAATATATATCCCCCCAAGCTATCTAAGGTTATAGATGAACATGTAGCATTACCATTAGAATTTGTTCCAATAGTTTCAGGTAATACTAGCGATCCAGAATTCAGAAATGCATTCAAATATCTTCAGCGGAGGGGATTAACTAAGATCGATATACTGAGACATAATGTGGGATTTTGTCCTTCGGGAATGTATAAAGGATACATAATAATTCCTAGTTATGGACACGATGGGATATTGAATTACTTTGTTGGAAGATCATATTACGAAACAACATTTCCACATAAAAATCCCAAAGCTAGTAAGAACGTAGTTGGATTTGAATTGTTGATAAATTGGGATGAACCAATTAATATATGTGAGGGAGCATTCGATGTATTCGCTATCGGAGAAAATACAATTCCATTATTTGGAAAGTTTCTACCTAGAGTATTGGATAGATCGATAATAGAAAACAAGGTCAGTAGAGTCAACATAATACTAGACAAAGATGCTATAAAGACATCCTTAGCGTTAGCAACAAAATTACTATCGTGTAATATAGATGTACACATAGTTGACCTTCCCGAGGATTCCGATCCTTCAGATTTGGGTAAAGAGGGAATGAAAAAATTAATAGATGAGTCTAAATCGATGGACTTAACAAGAATACTAGAGATGCAGTTTGAGTTATAAAATAAATGTAGATTTTGATAGTGTAGACAAGATACTACACGTTGCAGATATTCATATCAGAAATTATACAAGACACAAAGAATATAGAATTGTATTTGAAAAGCTGTATGCTGAGGCCGATAAACTTCCATACAATTCTATTATATATGTGGGTGGAGATATCGTTCATAGTAAAACAGACATATCACCAGAGCTTATTGATCTGACAACAGAGTTTCTCACTAACCTAGCTAAAAGAAGAACCACAATTGTTATAACTGGTAATCACGATGCTAACCTAAATAATTCATCTAGGCTAGATACTCTATCCCCAATCATAGCAGCAATAAATCATCCATCACTACATTATCTAAAGGACTCTGGTATATATAAAATAGCTGATATTAACTTTGTGGTGTTTGGTATATTCGACGAACCTAGTACATACATTAAGGCTGATTCATTTGTAGGAGACAATAAGATAGCTTTGTTCCATGGAGCACTAGATAATTCCACAACAGATATAGGATTCAAAGTTAAGAATACTACACTTCCCGTTTCTTTATTCGATGGATATGATATGGGTATGTTGGGTGATATCCATAAGAGACAATTCTATAATGAGGAGAAAACAGTCCTTCAAGTTGGATCACTACTCCAGCAAAACATAGGTGAATCAATCGATAAGCATGGATGTGCAGTGTGGGATGTAAGGAGTAGGATAGCTACATTCACTGACTTTACGAATGAATATTCACAACACAAAGTGGAAGTTGATAATGGAGTAATAACTTCAGATACAAGTGGAATAACCAAGCACTCGAAGATAAGGTTGATGGTATCTAATTCAACACAAGCTCAAATACAATCCGTAATATCAGAATTAAAATCTACATACCCAAGTGTTGAGATTGGAATCAAAAGAAATGCAACAGACGAAGAAAAGGAAAAAAGGAAGAGAAATCTTGTTAAGGATATCAATGATGTGGGATACCAAAATACCCTAATAGAGGACTACCTAATCAATGAACACTCAGTATCGTCAGACATCATAGATGAAGTTAGAAGGATAAACATTGATTTGAATGGTATGCTTGTAAGTGAGACTACTCCAATGAATCAAGTTTGGGAACCAAAGATGTTCGAATTTTCGAATATGTTTAGTTATGGAGATGGGAACAAAATAGACTTTTCTAAGATGGACAGTGTAGCTGGAATATTTGCTCCCAACCACGCAGGTAAGTCGGCATTGTTTGATGCATTGATGTTTTGCCTATTCGATAGATGCTCGAGAACTTCCAGTGGTAAAGACATAATGAATAATAATAAAACGGAGTTTGGTTGCAAGCTTAAATTTGTTGTAGATGGGACAGAATATTATATTAGTAAGATTGGTAAATTAAAAACACATGGTAAGTATCCCTTCGTAAATGTTAAGGTTGATTTCTATATGTTTGATGAAGAGGGAACAAAGGTATCGTTGAATGGTGAACAAAGGAAAGATACAAATAGAAATATATCTAATGTAGTTGGAGAATACGATGACTTCATACTAACAGCCATGTCAGCTCAAAATAACAATTCCAGCTTCATAGATAAGTCACAATCAGACAAAAAGAAATTACTAGCTAGATATACAGACGTACAGGTATTGGAAGATTTATATGAGTTAGGTAAGGAAGAAGTTAAGTCTGTTAAAGTATTACTAAAGGATTTTGGTAAAAATAATTACAGTGAATTACTAGTACAGAATGAAACAGACTTGCTGAACTTTACAGATAGTTATGATACATACGAGAAGGAATTAATTGGATTGGAAGAAATACTAGCCAAGGAACAATCAGCACTGAGTAGTATAAAGTCTGAATTGATTCCCATATCTAAATTATTAGACATAACAGACTTGAATTCCAAAATGACTTTACTTAAAGATAAGCTAGCTAGTGTAGATGCTAAGATGGTGGAGTATACTGGATATGTTGATTCCAATAAGAATAGTATAGCAGAAGCGGATTCAAAACTATCACAACACAACACAGAAGACTTAGCCAATAGAAAATTATTATTGGAAGAGGAGCTTATATATAACAATATACTCACGAACAAAATCGCTGTGCTGAAGGTAGAGATCAAATCTAAGCTAGATACTATATCTAAACTTGATACCCACGAATACGATCCAAATTGTAATTACTGTTGTGATAATGAATTTGTAAAGTTGGCTGAACAAGCAAGAATAACATTGGAAGATGATAAGGTATTGGTAACAAACATACTGAATGATAAAGTAACATCTGATGTCAATTTGGGTATATTGAAACAAGTGATAGCTGACAAGGAGGATTTCAATACTTGGACACTTCAAAGGTCTAAATATTTAAGATATCAATCTGAGATAGAGGTTAAGATGGCAAACTGTATACTGAATGCAGAGAGAGCTAATACACTTATTGTTAGCACAGAGTCTGATATCAGAGAGTATAATAGTAACGAAGATGCTATAATAAAGAACAGATTAACCGAATCAAATATAGATATATCCCAAGCTCTTATAGTGGAAGCAAAAAAGGATGTCAATGAGTGTAGGGTTGATATACAGACTACGTATGGTAAGATAGAAACGACAAAGCAAAGCATAACAAGCATACAGAAATTGATAGGAGATGCACACACACTTGAGATCAGATTAAAGGCATTTGATTACTACTTGACAGCTATGCATAGAGATGGTATATCATATGAGATAATATCTAACTTAATGCCTATAGTTGAAGATGAAGTAAATGAGATACTCGAACAGATTGTAGACTTTAAAATAGAATTTAATGTAGATGGAAAGAATATAGTCAGTTATATATGTTATGGAAACGATAAGTGGCCATTGAGTATGACTTCGGGTATGGAGAAATTCCTATCTTCATTAGCAATCAGAGTAGCTTTAACTAAGGTGTCGTGCTTACCAAGACCAAACTTTCTTATCATAGATGAAGGTTTTGGAAACCTAGACTCAGAGAACCTCCAATCACTAGAATCACTATTCGAATATCTAAAAACAGAGTATGACTTTGTTATGGTAGTATCCCATATAGATATGATGAAGGACATGGTTGATGAGTTGATAGAGATAGATGTAAGTAGTAACTATAGTCACATTATGGTGTAGTTATATATTTATATAATAAACACTACGAAGAATATAGATGGAAAAAAGAAAAGCATCAAATAGAATAGAACGAATACAACCAGAAACTCTAGTTGGTCAGTATTTCTTTAGGGACCTATACAATAGGGAGGTTTACTTTGAGGATTTTGATGATAAGTCTACCGATTACTTTAGATTAGACTATAATCCAAGTATGAAACTTCATGGAGGTAAGAACCTGATATCAATTAGGGGAAACTTCGTTACCATGGAATCGAACTCTGAAATCCTCATTGAGGTTATCGACGCAGGAGGTGGTATAGTTAAGTCACAGGTTCACGATTTGAATGATGAAATCCATAATCGTGTAATAACAATAGACATAAACCCAAACACTCCGCCAGGCGATGTAATTGTTACAATCATGGGTGTAGCATCGGAAGCACCAGATGGCTCAGCTATACCAACCGATTGGGTTGGAATTCCAAACTTTAGATGGACAAGAGTATTCTCGGCTAATCCTTTCGCAACAAACGATTCACCTATAATATACAATGAATTCAGCAAACCCAGTATTAACATAGTTGAGATAAAAAAACCATTCTATGAATTAGATTTCAATTCTAACCTATCGTCTTCAGTGGGATGGACAGGAAATAGTACATCTAGTTATACACTATCTTCTTCTGTTAATACGTTGACTAAGATGTCATATCTAAAGTCTGGTGACTCATACACGATAACAGCAAACCAACCAGGATCATCAACAATAGATTTCGGAGGGTTCACAGAAGATATGGAAGGTGGGATATTGATTGTACGTAATCCCCAAAATCCTAGACCATCATCTATCGACGGATATTCAGCAACTCCAGTATATTCAACTATAGAGCAAGGTGATGGACTATTTGAAAATGGATCATTCCAGCCAGGTGCTTTTGTAACGACGATCAATCAAGTATTGTCTCCACAAGAGATGACTGTAAATACACCACATACAACCTGGCAAGGATTACAGACTAGTGTACTTCAAGAATTTGAACACATAGAATTTGCAGACAGTGATTTCGAGATGATTTGGTCACAAATACCAATCAGTTATTCTGCAAATCCTACTGGTTCGAATGGCGCTGATTTAAACTCGTCATATGCTCACGTAACATTCGATAACCTAGAACCATTGACTGGTGATGTAACACGTATTAAATGTTACATGAAGAATTCTCAAACCCCATACGATTGGGTGATAGTCTCAGACAATGCAGTGGAAGCTCAAGAACTACTATACCGAAAAGATTTCCAAAAACATAGAGCTCCAATTGGAGATTTTTCTCAATGGGGTGTAGGTCACAATGGAGTAACATCTGTTGGTAATTACTGGGAAGTATTTGGTGTTGGAACTAGCACTCCTACAATGGCATTATATACTGCGCAAGGATCAAATCAAAATCCACCGATTGAAGATGCAATAACTATTGGAACAAACACAGAAGCTTACAATTTAGATGGAACAGCATTCTGGTGGCTTAGATCAAAGGAGTCGGCATCATTTGTAGAAAATCAATGGTACGAGATATCTCTGAAGGCAGTTTCACATAAGACATCGGTACCAACTTGGAATGCAAATTACGGAATAACAATACAAGAACCAAAAATGACAATATACATGTCTGGTTCTGCATTCACAGATGGAGGGGATGACTGGGGTAAGTTTATTGGTCTAATTGAAGACACAAACATAAAGAAAAAACACATATCAGTAGATGATAACAATAAGGGACGAGAAGAGTCCATTAAGTTTATATTCAAAGCTGATGGTACTGAAACAGCAATACCCCAATTTAAGATTGATTCTGGACTTTGGTATCTCTGGGATATATCAATCAAACCTTGGGATAGAGATGGATACACTCCTGGCACATGGGATGTAATATTTCCAACAATAAAAGCAAATGTAGGAGTATATGATTCACTAGATTTTAGATTTGAATTCTATAATGATAGTGGAATAATATCAAACTATAGTGCTACAATAGATAATGTTCCATGGGAAAATGAATTAACAGCAACATTTACAAATGTCGTATCTAACACAATTACTGCAGGGGCAGGTGGAATAAATTCGACAGGTTGTATAACTGCACCTTGCTTTTCAGGAACGGGTGGAGGAAGTGTATCGTTTACGGGTGGTAGTTACTTTAGTGGATTTTCTACATTTAATGGTAACGCTGTTTTCAATGGTACATCATCGTTTAATGGTCCAGCTACATTTTCTGCTGGAATATCTTCTAGTGGACCTGTTACATTAGGTTGTCCCATTACTTTACCATGTTTAACTCAACAAGACGATTATATGGTTACCGTTGATAGTAGTGGACAACTATTCAAATCACAATATCAAGCATCGGCTGGAAGTTCGTATGCCTTACCAATTGCAACTACAACAGTTCGTGGTGGTGTAGAACTTGGTTCAGCTACAGATTTAACGCAAACATATGAAACAGGAAGTACAGGCACTGCTGGTAGAACATATCCAGTTCAGTTAAACGCAGCTGATCAAATGGCAGTTAGTGTACCGTGGACAGATACTGGGGGTGGAGGTGGAACTAGTCATCCACCAGAATATACATTCAATGCTACATTTGATATTTTGAAATTGCATGTACGAATAAGTGGTGGTTATAATTATTGGCATGGTGCTGCTCATGAAAGTTTTAATGATACTCTATGGTCAACTGGTCCAAGCAATAATGATACACCTGCGACAACTCATCTATTGACGAATAACATATATAATCATTCGGGTTGGATAATACCAGTTGATTCAACTATACTTGGAGTATCATCATCAATGTGGTATGCGGGGGTTGATTCCCAACTTGCAGATACTGGTAAAATATATTTATCTTTATGGCAAACTGCATATTCAACCAATAATTACAATACTACAACTGCAAATACTTTAACACATTTAATTAGTAGTTTTCATGATACTGCTGCAACTAACTTATCTGCATCATCTACATTTGAACTAAACATCATACCTGCGTCTACATTCTCGGTTACTGCAGGAACAATTATATATCCAAGAATACGTAGAGATCTTGATACAGATATTGGAGCAGGTTCTACTCAAAATGATGTCGGCGGATCACTACGTGGCTCAATAACAATTTATTTACAAAAGACAGTATAATATTATGGAAAAAATTACACAAAAAATATCAAACAGAAGTTCAAATACAGAATATGAAAAAGCATTCAAGAATGTAAAAGCAGCTGGTACTGGCAGTAGTAGTGATTACCATACCAGTTTTATATCGAAGGTAGATTTATATATGTCAATAAAATACATACACGAACATCTAGACGATATTGCAACAGGATCTATTGATGGAGGAACATTTTAATTGATTAGTTTTATATTTATATAATGATAACTAAAGTTAAATGGGAAGATGCTGATTTCGACTGGACAGTAGCACCAACAAATCAAACAGATCCTAGATATACTTGGGATCTAGTACAGATTATCGAAGAGGTAATTGAAGATGTTGAAAAAGGTGGTCGTAGTAGGTATCACGAAGAAAAAGCTAAATGGGACAAGAAGAAAAAGAAGGTTATCAAGTTGGTAATGTATAGGAAGAACATAAAAGTGTATGATGAGAAGAAGGAAGTTAAAAACATCAAGCACCACATAAAAGATATAAAACTAATAGCAGAGGAGCTTAAGAAAAATGTACAAATTATACACGGATAAAATAGAAAACTTTGAAGCAAAGATTAAACTTGAGGGTGCTTCGATGAAAAACTCCAAGGCTAGACTAGTGATAGAGTCAGAAGACTTCGATTTAATGTTCAAAGGTACAATATCTAGTGAAGGTAATGTGAATGTTCCAGTGAAAAGACTTAGAGGTCTTATCGACGAGAATACATCAGGGAACATCAAACTAGAGATCATAGCTGAGGACACATACTTTGTACCTTGGGAATCTAAATTTGAAGTTGAGACGTCTAAGAAGGTTACTGTTGAAATTAAATCTCAATCTTCTCCTGTAATTAAAGAATCAAAAACGTCGATAGAAATCATATCACAAACAGAACCAACAATCACAGAACGTGATCATGTGATAAATCTAGTTAGGTTGCTAATCAAGGAAGATATCAATTTCAACAATCTTCACATAAAGAAGAACAAATTGAACAATGTAGTAGCTACATACATTACAGAAAATACAATTACGGAGGAAGTAAAGTCCCCAGTAATAGATAAGGTACTTAAGGTACTATCTAAAAGAAAATAAGAATAATAAGTTATGGCATTACCAAATTTAAGTGGTAGTAATATCCAAGACACTTTCCAACGTGTTTTACATACCGATGGTACATCTATAACAGATGGAACGGGTAGTGAAGTACTGAGTGCAACAGAATTAGCATCCCTAAAAACCATAGATACAAATGCTATCGCAAATGCCGATTGGACATATATGTCTACTATGGACCAACATGTAAATTCAACGGGATCGGTTAACTTCAACCGAGTCACCACCACAAACGCCATATCAGCAGATGGTAATATAAGTTCAAGTAGAGATATCCATGCAGGTCAGTATTTTTCGAATGGAGAAGGTATTGCCCATGATAATGGAATAACCACCTTTTATGGAAATACTAAACTAACAGAAATAGTTGGATCAAACATTACATTAGATGCACCAGTAACAGCATCGGGTAATATAAGTGCAAGTGCTTTTATATATGCAGATACTTTCATCGCTGCTACTGCAGTAAGAACAGATGTTCTTAAGCCTAAAACAAGTGCTGCTTTTGGTATTACTTTAGATGGGAACATAACAGCCTCAGGTGATATAAGTGCAAGTGGAATAATTATAGGAAATGAACTTAGAGCAGCAACTAGTATAGTAGGACAGATAGGAACATATAACCAACCAAACATAACATCAGTAGGTACATTAACAAATATAAACACATCAGGAAATATCACAGCCTCAGGTAATATAAGTGCAAGTGGTTATCTGTATGGAAGCAACGCAACAATAGGAAATACTATATATCTTGGAGGTGAAAATAGAATAGACTATAATAATGATGACATAAGGTTCCAAGACACAGGTATAGATGTAGCAGGAAATATAACAGCTTCAGGTAATATAAGTGCAAGTGGATATCTGCGAGGAACAAGTGGTCAATTTGGTGACTCACCAGTACTTGCAGGTCCTATAAGAGATTTAGAAGTTAGAAATGAAGGATCTACTTATTTGAGATTAGAGTCTGTAGGAAATGGAAACCAAGTCATCGAGTTCAGAAATGACCAAGAACCTGATTTTTATATTCAGAATAAATTTGATAAAGGTGGATTAATTATTGCATCTGATAATAAACAATTCATAATAATTGGTGCAGATGATGGTGATGTAGTTGAAATAAGCGGTAGTCTTAATGTAACTGGAACTAATGGTCACATAACAGCCTCAGGGAATATAAGTTGCAGTGGTAATTTATATTTTAATGAGATAAATGGTGGGACTTTTTGATATTTATATAATAAAGGAATAGAAAAATATGGCACAAACAATAATAATAAAAAACGGAACTGGTACACCAGGCAATGGTAATGTAGTCAAAGGTGAATTAGCACTAAACACAGATAGTGGTAGTTTATACTATGGCGATACTAATGGTAATGTACAATTATTAGTTGATAAGAATGTATTCATTCAGATGTCCTGTACCGATGAGACAACTAATATTAACGCCGCATCAGCAGAAATTGTAGACTTCTCTGTAGTTGATGTTGTATCGTCAGCAAGTGACTTTAGCAATTCCAGTGGGGAGGTAACTGTTAACGTTGCTGGTGTATATGAGATATATTTCACTATAATAATGTATTCGTTGGTTGTAAGGGCAAATCCGTGGATTCGAGTAAACCATAATGGATATATGACAGACATTACTGGTGGTACGTATATAAGAAATGCATCGGGTCATAGACGTTCTAATTCACAATCGACTGGTCTATTGACAATTGCAGCAGGTGACACAATCAATGTTAAGAGTATGTATAGCAGTGCTTGGGGTGCATCTGGAGATGTAACAATGAAGGATGGCACAAAACTAATAATCAGGAAAATAGGATAATATTATGGCAATAGAAATAGATAAAAACAAATTACCAGATAACGTAAAACAGTATTTAGAATTGAGTAAGACTGACGTTGAAATGTCTTTAGACTGTGACGATCAATATCTAATTAGATTATTAATAGATAAGGTCAACGAATTAACAAAAGAAGTTAATACAATTAAAGATGCTCTATCGGGCGACTAGTATATTTATACTTATATAATAAATGGATTTGAGATTACAATATGCCTAAATTTAATGATAGAGCTTGGAGAAGAGAATTAATCACCGAAATTGATGTGATTAACGAAGGAGTATACGACCAAGGTATTTTTAAAGCTGTATTCATGGCTGGTGGTCCTGGAAGTGGAAAAGGATTCACAGCGAGAACATTATTGGGTATGCCTGAGACAATGCCATTCGTATCAGCAAATGGATTGAAGGGAGTAAACTCAGACTCAGCATATGAAGCTTATCTGAAAAAAGCAGGATTGAGTTTAGACATGACTAAGATGTCACCAGAAGAATATACGAAATCTCAAGAAATTAGAAATAAAGCTAAGAAAGTGACAGCACAGCGAATGATTTCATATATCAATGGAAGATTAGGATTACTTATAGATGGGACAGCTAAAGATTATAGTAAGGTAGAAACCCTATTCAAGAAGCTTAGAGAGCAAGGCTACGACTGCTATATGGTATTCGTTAATACAGATCTTGACGTGGCACTAAAAAACAATCTTTCCAGATCGAGAAAGGTTCCAGAGGATATAGTTAAAAAGGCTTGGCAAGAAGTACAAAGCAATTTAGGTAAGTTCCAAAGACTATTCGGTGGATCTAATATATTGGTTGTCGATAATTCTAAGAAGGAAGCATTTGCTAATAACGTAAAGAAGGCGGCAAACGAATTTGTAAAAAGACCGATACAAAACCATGTAGCAAAGAAATGGATAAAAAAAGAATTGGAATTGAGAAAATCTAAATAATGAATCTAGGAAATTGGCTTGCAGACAAGATAATTGGGAAAACTGAGATCAATGTGATCATAGAGGACTTCTGTGATAAAGAAGATGTTGCATCTATCATTAGTGAGAGCGTAACTTCTGCAGGAGATGCTGTAGATGATGGACCAAGATACTTCTGGGGTAATCAAAATTCATATAAAAAAGCTACAAAGAAACAAGCAGAAAGATTGGGAATGAAGGTATTGAATTATTTATCTGGTGATGAAGAAATATTCAATCTAGATAAAGATACTAAATTTAAGACTGATTTTACCGGTGGACCTACAGCGGCTGTATCATACTTTCCAGTTGGTTTACCTGGAGTATATGGAGCTGGTACAAACCAACTGAAAGATAAGAAGGGAAGGGTTGCTTATGATAGATGGGTTAAATGGTCTAAGCATATTGCTACACAAGTCGGATACAAACTAGTAAGTTATTTAGATTACAATACTGCTATAGATTCAAGTAAAAAGGAACCAATGAAAATCCAAAAACCAGGTGAAGCTTTAACAGAGTCTATTCTAATCAATGAAGGTATCAACGATAAGCATATATTCAAAGCTATATTCTTAGCTGGAGGACCAGGTTCAGGAAAATCCAGTGTTGTAGATTCCATATTCAATAATCCAGGCGAAAAACAAATAAAGTCACTTACTTCAACTGGACTTAAAGTATTAAATTTAGATCAAGCATACGAATATTTAAAAGCCAAACACAAGTTACCAATTGATGCAAAGGAGATGGATAAAGAAGAACGATCGTTAAATGGTAAGTTGATGTACAAAGCTAGAATGATAGCTCAAAGACAAATGGACTATTATTTGGAAGGAAAATTGGGAATTATCATAGATGGAACTGGTGGTTCATATAATCCAATTGCAAAGAAGAAACAAATGTTGGAAGACCTGGGATACGATTGTTACATGATATTCGTAGACACAACTATGAAGACAGCACTTGCACGTAATGCAGCAAGAACAACAAGAGTACTACAGAATGGTGTAGTTAAGAGAACTTGGAAGGGAGTTCAAAAAAATAAAAAAGATTATAAGAATCTGTTTGGTTCTAATTTCAAGGTAGTCAGCACAGAAGGTAGATTAGCAGGTGAATTACCTAGAGGTGCTAAAAGTCACGTAATGAAGTTTATAAATAGTGCCATACAAAATCCAATAGCAAAGAGTTGGATCAGTATAGCGAAAAGAGTTTTGAGTTAGTATGTTAAAGAAGAATATATCTAAAAGTAAGGTACAAAGGATGAGGAATCTAGTTACCGGTGATTACTCAGGTAAGGTTTCGGTACAATCTGGTTATGGTAAAGTGTCAACTGGAAGGAAGAAGGAGGGTGACGTTTGGGAAGAGAGGGGTAAGCAATGGACCATTAAAGATGGTATAAAGCAAACCATCACTAAACTAGATGCAGCGAGGACAGAAGCTAGAATTCCTATGCATTGCCCAAAGTGTACTGCTAAGATGAATAAGGAACAGCACAAATTTATGTATACTAGATTCAAACATTGTTTATTCTGTCAGACGGAAGAAGAACAAAAGATGAGAGAAGATGGTACATATGAAGATTGGAAAAATAAAATGGTTAGTATTAACTTTGAGAATTGGCTATATAAGTCTAAGGAAGAATTCAAAGATTGGTTACAAACTAGAAAATCTAAACATCAGATAACTGAGGGTGGAGACATAGAGGATTGGTCGGGTGGGAAATCTGACGAAGACTTACTTACTGAATTTGATGAATATATTAAAAAAGAGAAGTTAAAGCTGAGCGAAGTTACTAAATAATATGGCAACACAAAAACAATTGATAGAGACGTTGATACTAGAAATAGCATCGATGAAAAGTAAATTGCCTAACGGCGAATTAAAGATAATTCAAAAATCATTGGCTGATTTAGAAAAAGGTCAACTCGACATCAAAAAAGATATAAAAGTAATACAAAAAAGATTATTCAATCCTGATGATGGTTTGATAGTGGAGAGTAATCAAATGCAGGATTTTATTGGAAAACATAACGATTCGATGCCAATGTACAATAAAATCATAGATGACTTCAAAAGTGTCAAAAGTTGGAAAAGTGGTGTACAGCGAGGACTGTGGGTAATATATTCTGCAGTAATTGGTATCATAATTAAATTATTGTTTTGGAGCTAACTATGGGAATAACTTGTATGATATCTGGAATGGTTGGAGGTTCGATAGTGTACTTTATATTACACGGAGCATGCCCCACTAAAAAATGGTTGAGTAAAAGTAAGAAGATTATAGATAAAAAAATAAGGGAATAAAATTATGAAAAAAACGTGGGTAAAACTAATAGCTATTTTGGGGGCATTATTTGGAATAGTAATGCTAATTTTGAAGAGTTCAAGTAAGGGTGATAAACTTGATCAAGAAATTAAGGATAATGACAAAAAGCTGAATACACTGAAGGATGATATCATAGAGGTAGCAAAGGATAAAGAAAAAACTAAAAAGAAAATATCTACATCTAAAAAGAAAATCGCCAAAACCAAAACTAAAAAGAAATCTACTAAGTCTGCTATAAGTAAAGCGAAAGCTTTTAAAGCTAAACACAAGAAATAAAAATGAATAAAATGTTATATTTATTAATGATATCACTCGTGTCATTTAATTCTCTTGCTCAGGACACCCTACACATACCTCAGCAAGAGATTAATGACATCATATCTGTGATGGACACTCTAGTTGAACAAGATAGTATCAACAACATTCTCATAAACGATATGACATTACAGATCGCAAACTATGAACAACTATCGAAACAAGACTCTATAATCCTATCGTTTAAGGATCAAGAAATATATTTATATAATAAACAAATAAAGTTATATCAAGAAAGAATTAAGGTTACAGATAGATGGTATAATAGACGCCCATTTGGGTTTATATTAGGAGTTGCAACAACAGTAATATTGATACACACTGTTGGATACACATTACCATAATATCGTATATTTATATATATGAACAATAAACAATTGAAACAGGCGATTGCCGATGAATATGTACGGTGTTCGAAAGATCCAGTATACTTTATGCGAAAGTATTGTTATATTCAACACCCTATTAGAGGGAAAATCAAATTCAACCTATACAAATTCCAAGAAGACTCCCTATCTGAGATAGAGAATAATAGATACAATGTCATCCTGAAATCCAGACAGATGGGTATATCAACTCTTACAGCCGGATACTCTTTGTGGTCTATGATATTCCAAGATGATTTCAATGTACTAGTAATTGCGACAACTCAGAATACAGCAAAGAATCTAGTGACTAAGGTTAGGGTGATGAATGAATTACTTCCTCCCTGGCTAAAGATTAAAACAGCTGAAGACAATAGACTATCATTAAGATACACGAATGGTTCTCAAATCAAAGCTGTATCGTCTTCTCCCGATGCTGCAAGATCTGAAGCATTATCACTTCTCGTAATTGACGAGGCAGCATTTATTGATAAAGCCGATGAGATATGGACTTCAGCTCAACAAACTCTTTCAACTGGTGGTAGATGTATTGCATTATCTACACCAAATGGTACTGGTAATTGGTTTCATAAGACTTGGGTCGGAGCAACCACAGGAGCAACAGAATTCAATGACATATTACTTCATTGGACTCAACATCCAGACAAAGATCAGGAGTGGAGGGATAAGCAAGATGGATTACTAGGTGAGAAGATGGCATCACAGGAATGTGATTGTGATTTTGTAACTTCTGGGAATACGGTGGTAGCCGGTGAATTACTTCAATGGATGGCTGACAATACAGTAAAAGATCCAATTGAAATGAGAGGACCGAAAAAAGAAATGTGGATATGGGAATATCCTAAACCTACTGGAAGATATTTGGTATGTGCCGATGTTGCCCGTGGGGATGGACAAGATTACTCTGCATTCCATGTAATCAATATCGAAACAATGGAACAAGTTGCAGAATACAGAGGTCAGATTCCAACAAAAGAATACGGTAATATGTTGGTTAACATTGCCAATGAATATAATGAAGCACTACTTGTAATTGAGAATGCAAATATAGGATGGGCATCGATACAACAAGTAATAGATAGACACTATTCAAATCTATACTATACATACAAACATGAAGGAGTAGTTGATCCTGAAGTTCATCTTGGTAAGAATTATGATCTTCAAGGTAAGGACAAAGCAACACCTGGCTTCACAACATCATCTAGAACTAGGCCACTTTTAATATCTAAGTTAGATACTTATCTAAGAGAAAAGGCGTGTACAATTAGATCCAAAAGATTGATTGAAGAGCTGTTTGTTTTCATATGGAAAGGTAGTAAAGCACAGGCACAAGGAGGGTACAACGACGATTTAGTTATGTCGATATCCATAGGATTGTACGTAAGAGATACAGCCCTTAAATTGTTTGATGCAGGATTAGCATTGGACAAAAGAGCTTTAGGCACAATGAGTAATACAAATGCAGGTGCCTACAATGCAAGGGAAACATATACTAAAGAAAATCCCTGGAAACAACAAATTGGAAACGGTGAGGAAGAAGATCTCACTTGGTTATTATAAAAGGAGAAAAACAAATGGCAACAGATAAAACATTTTTCGGAAGACTACAGAAACTATTCTCAACGGGAACAATCGTTCGTAGATCTGATGACGGATTAAAAGTAGCTGATATCAGTAAAGTACAAGCTAACAGTAAACTGGCTAGTAACAGAATGATAGATAGGTTTAATAGACTATATCAATCGTCCCAGAATACTGGATACAATCAGCAAGCTAACTTTCATACAATGAGAGCTCAGTTATACACCGACTATGAAGTAATGGATGAAGATTCGATTATCTCAGCGGCACTAGACATATATGCAGATGAGTCTTCATTAAAGAATGAGCTTGGGGATGTACTGAAGATACATTCTGATAATGAAGAAATAGAAAAGGTATTAAACAATTTATTCTACGATATACTTAACATCGAATTCAATGCTTGGCCTTGGATAAGAAACATGTGTAAGTATGGAGACTTCTATTTAAAATTAGATATTACTGAGAAGGTTGGGATCACTAATGTGACACCATTATCTTCATATGAGATGTTTAGAGAAGAAGGACTAGATCCTCAAAATCCAGAATTAGTTAAATTTATACATGACGAATCTATGGGTGGACAATCGTCAGCTGGTCAGAAGAAATCTAATAATTTCGAAAACTATGAGGTGGCACACTTCAGATTGTTGAATGATATGAACTTCCTACCTTACGGAAAGTCTATGGTTGAATCAGCAAGGAAGACTTGGAAGCAATTAACTCTTATGGAAGATGCAATGATGATTCATAGAATTATGAGAGCACCTGAAAAAAGAATATACAAAATTGACATCGGTAACATTCCACCTAACGAGGTAGAAGCTTACATGCAAAAAGTTATGCAGTCGATGAAGAAGACTCCATACATCGATCCTAATACTGGTCAATACAATTTAAAATTTAATATGCAAAACATGATGGAGGATGTTTATCTTCCTGTTCGTGGTGGTCAATCTGGTACTGAGATTGAATCTCTATCTGGTATGGACTTCGGTGGTATCGATGATATCGAATACTTAAAGAATAGAATGTTTGCAGCATTAAAAATACCTAAAGCATTTATGGGTTACGAAGAGGACCTTAATGCTAAATCAACACTAGCTGCACAAGATATTAGATTTGCAAGAACAATTGAAAGAATACAAAGAATATTTGTATCTGAGTTAACTAAGATTGCTATGGTTCATTTGTATTCCCAAGGATTTGAAGATAGTGATATGTTAGACTTCGATCTACAGCTAGCCCCAGCATCTACAATTGCAGAGCAAGAGAAGATGGAATTATTTGATACTAAGGTATCTCTTGCTTCAAGTATTAAAGATCTAGGTATGATATCAGAAGATTGGATATATGATAATATATTCCAGATGAATGAGGATGATGTTGAAAAAGAAAAAACAAGAGTAGTAGAAGATACAAAACAATCATTCAGAAGAGATAGTATCGTTAATGATGGAGTAGATCCAGCAAATCCACCTCAACAAGAACCTCAAGAAGATGAAATTGAAGAGGGTGTGAAGGTAGATAGAAAACCAATAGATCCAAATAGTAAAAAGGAAAGAAAAAGATCGTCTGGATTAAGTAGGAATGAAAGAAAAGAAATGGTCAAGTCTATGTTCGGTATCAAGAAAGCACTAAAGAATAATCTTTTAAATGAAAATAACATACTAGACGACAACATTTAGCGTGGGGTTTCTATATTTATATAATAAACATACAAACGATGATATATAATGGCAAAACATTCAAAATATAAAAACACTGGAATACTATTCGAGTTATTAGTTAGACAAGTAACTAATGATACACTACAAGGAATAGATGAATCCCCAGCTATCGGAATTATTAGAGAGTTTTTCAAAAAGAATACATCCCTAAAGCGTGAATTGGGTTTGTATCAAACGATTCAAAATGAAAAATTCAATACCGAAAATAAAGCTAACAAATTTATAGATGCTGTAATAGCTGAACATAAGATTCTTAGTAAAAGTATGATAAAGAAACAGAAGTATAATCTTATTAAAGAGATTAAGAAACATTACGATTTGGAATCGTTCTTTTCTCAAAGAATAAACAACTACACAACGAATGCTTCTACGTACATGTTAATGGAGGGTACAACTCCATCGAAAACTATAAAGTGTAGATACAATCTGGTTGAAGCTATCGTTGGATCAAATAAGAAGGTGGTTTCTGAGTCTCATGACATATATCAAAAGCAAGATGCTGATATTAGATTATTATCATACAAGATATTGATCGAGAAGTTTAATGAGAAGTGGGGTGATAACCTTTCGTTAGGACAAAGAAAACTATTGAAGGAATACATAAACAATATCAGCAATACAACTAAACTTAAAAAATATCTTATGTCTGAAATTAAGAAGGCCACTAAGGTATTGGATGTATTATCTAAGAAGGTTAAGGATGATGTTGTAAGAATCAAATTACAGGAAGTTAATTATCAATTGAAGAATACTAAGATTGGAAACAACGTCAAGGATAAATATATCATATCACTAATGAGAACATACAACCTAATCGATGAGGTAAAGAATGTCATTAAGTAAGGAATTAGATAAAATGTTTGAATGTGAAATGAACAAAGATGAAGAGTTGGAAGAGTCTAATGTAGTTTCAGGTGGTGAGTCTTACGATTCCCCGTATGCATTCGAAGATGAAGATGAGGACGACGAATTAGACGAATCTATTTTCAAAACACTATCTAAACAGATGCATCTGAAGGAAGCAAAATACAGAGACTACAAGAAGGACGAATCGTTATCACAAAGGCAGAAAGTTAACAAAAGCATCAAGGAAGTTAATGGGAAGTTATTTAGGATAGAACGTATTATAGATCAAAACATAAAATTAAAAACTGAATCTGGTATCGACGAATCCAAGTATTGGGAATCTACAAAGAGAAATTTAATGAAGATAGAATCAAAAATGATCAGATTAGCAGAAAAAATGAGGAGCTTTTAATGTCTAAATCACTATTAGTAGACTACAACATATTTGAAGTGTCACCACAAATGATTACTGAATCCGAGAATGCAAATGGAGGGAGAGTTATCGTTCAGGGAGTGCTACAAAGAGCAAATGCAAAGAATCAAAACGGAAGAGTATATCCAAAAGATATATTGATGAGAGAAGTAAAGCAATACTCTGAAATCCAAATAGCAGAAAATAGAGCTCTTGGAGAACTAGATCATCCAGAATCATCTGTTGTAAACTTACAAAATGTATCACACAATATCAGAAAGGTATGGTGGAAAGGTGATGATGTAATGGGAGAGGTGGAAGTATTGGGTACTCCATCTGGAAACATATTAAAAGAATTA